GACATACAACAGAAACTGCATATGTTCTTTGAGCAGTTTAACAATTTACCTTTTTGGTACCAGACGCTTTTTGTCGGGGTCGTGGCGTCCATATACGGTTTGAAGGGCGTAGATATTTTCAAGAAAAAATAGTGAGTAACTTACGCATTGGGGGGATACAATGGGGGAGGATAACAAACCTCAGAACGCGTTGGACGAGTTCTGGGAAAACTTGGGGGACAAGGAGAAAAAACATGTCAGAAGCTATAGATCCAGTAAGCGTAATATACAAACTAAGAAGGAGCATGCAGGAACGGATGGACGACCTAGTCCAAAGCCTAGCCGCAGGCGGGGTTGACAGCATGGAAGAATATAAGTATATCTTAGGTAAGATACATAGTATCGATTTAATGAATCAGGAACTCTCTAACCTGCTAGAACCAAAGGAGCCAGATAACGACGATGACAACATCACACGCATTAGAAGATAAATACAACGCAGAAGACGACGCTAAAAAAATTCAAGAACACGAAAAACAAAAAGAAGATCCTAAAACAAGTTTAGAAAAACTACCAAACCCAACAGGTTGGCGTTTGTTAGTCATGCCTTTTAAAGTTAAAGAAGAAACAAAAGGTGGAATAATTATTGCACAAGAAACACTAGACCGCGCACGTGTTGCAACGCAAGTTGGATACGTATTAAAGATGGGTGATCTGTGTTACAAGGATGAAGAGAAATATCCAACAGGTCCGTGGTGCAAGGAAAAAGATTGGGTGATCTTTGCGAGATATGCAGGATCACGAATGGAGATTGATGGTGGTGAGATAAGAATGTTAAACGATGATGAGGTGCTAGGGACAATAGATAATCCTGAGGACATCTTGCACGCAATGTAATTCATAGGAGGAATTAACTATGCTAGACGAAAAAATCGACGTCGGCGATACCGACGAACAAGAAACGGAGATTGATCTTGATGCACCAGCACCAGAACAATCTTTAGAAGAGGAGATAAAAGTTGAAGAAGTTACTGAAGACAGTGGTCAGTCCGCTGACGCATCTGAGAAATCTGACGAGCAGTCTGATGTTCAAGCTGGCGAACAGAAAAAAGAAATGGACGAATACAGCGAAGGAGTCCAAAAAAGAATAGCTAAACTTACACGTAAAATGCGTGAGGCTGAAAGGCAAAAAGAAGAAGCTATTCAATACGCGCAGCAGGTAAAAACACAAGCTGAGCAGATGAGGGGCAAGTATGATACTCTTGGTAATAGTTACACAAAAGAACTAGAGGCAAAAGTAAATACAGGCATGGATGCTGCAAAGTTAGCTTACAGGTCAGCTGTAGAGTCGCAAGATGTTGATGGTCAAGTTGAAGCCCAAAAAGCTATAGCTCAAATGGCCATGGAAGAAGCTAGACTTAATCAATTAAAACAAGCTCAAGAGCAAAGAACTCAACAAATTGAGACACAAAAAGAACAAATTGTTCCTCAATCACAAGATCAATATGCTCAACCTCAACAACAAATTGACCCAAAAGCAGAAACTTGGGCATCTAAAAACTCTTGGTTTGGCACGGATAATGCTATGACTTACACAGCATTTGACATCCACAAAAAACTTGTAGAGGATGAAGGGTTTGATCCACAGTCAGATGAATATTATTCTGAGGTGGATAAACGAATAAGACTTGAATTCCCACACAAATTTGGTAATAATGAGTCAACTACAGCAGAGCAACCTGCTCAGACTGTTGCAAGTGCAAAACGTCCGG